ACTTGCCTTGTTAGTATTATACCACAACATCGGAAAGCGGGCAAGCGTACCTTATGACTACATTTTAGCAGTCTGGGGGGGGGAGTCAATAGTTCCGTAGCAGTAGACAAAAGCAAAGTGGGATTTTGTGGGGAAAATTCACATGTTTTGTCGTTAAACTCACCAAGATACATCAGAACGAAGTCCTCATGATAATCATGGATAATATTACTACGCTCCGGAGTAGACGGCTGATTCACCATAATTTGAAATTGACGAATAGCCATAGCATTATTTTGTTGGGTAAAAGGCGGGTTCATTAACTCGCCTTTGCGGTCATAAATACAATAAAGTTTCATTTTTTCACCTCATCAAATAAATTTTTAGGAATATCGACGCCATCACGAGCCAGCTCATTAGAAGTATAATCAATAAAAGCTTTAAAATGAAGATTAGCCTCTTGGGATTGACGATCAGCTTTTAAAATACACAAAAGCTTGTTTTTGCACTCGTCAGTAACTTCGTGATAGAAACCATGCCAAAGGAAACATTTACCATCAGATTGCACACGCTTACAATAAGAACGATAACGCCCATAGGTACTGAAAGAAGCTTGCATAACAAGAATACTTTCAATAGCTTTAATCGTAGAAGGCATAAGAGTAGATTTACCATTAACAACGGAAGAGAAATAATAATCTTTTAACATATTGCTTACCTCACTTTCTGTATATATTATACCATGAGAAACAGCAACTGTCAACAACTTTTTGCAACTTTTTGCAACTTTTATAAACCTAAATTATCAAAATCACGCTTGAATTGTTCCTGCCGGTGTTTCAAAATCTTCTCCTTGGCTTCCAAACGCTTACAATCAATGATAGCAGCCTTAGCATTATCGGCCTTATTTTGCTTGTATATACTATACCAAACGGGATTACTACGCTCAAATAATGTTTGATAATAGCGAGGTATTTTATACTTAGCTCCATTAATTGTAACAAAGCCGAGCTTAAAAATATCCTCAGAGTAACGACCGAAATAGTCTGCACCTATACCAGGCTTAAGAGAGCTGCCAACAAACTCCGGAGCAATGCCTAAAGCGTCATACATGCAGGCATTTTTACCGGTCTGCTTTTTTAAAGAGTATTTAGCAACATAGCGAGCGGACTCAAATGTTATAGCTCCTACAGTGTTATAGCCATACGGCCAAAGACGCTCCAGCGTGGGAGAACAAAAAAGATTGTAACCAGCTGTTAACGCCGAAACTTTACGGACATCGCTAGGAAACCAACCAAAACACAATATATGATAATGTGGCCTACGATTGAGATCGCCATACTCACCGCAACAAAGAAAGCGAATTTTAGAAGAGTCATGATAATCAAGATAACGGCGAAGCCGTTTAAAAAATAGCTGCAAGTGGTCACGATGCAACGAGTGATCTGCTGGAAGGCAATCATCATTATACGTTAGCGTGATGAAGCAATTATGCATATGCAGCTTAGCCTCGTGAACACAACGAATGGCCCAGTCATTAGCCTTATCAAGACGGCAACCAAGGCATTGACCACAAGGCACAACAACGGCAGAACCGTTAGCTAATTCATTTTTAGCATACTCTAAAGATTTACCAGAAAGATCACGATAAGATAAAAAATTAGAAAGCTCATATTTACCGTTAGCATTGGGAGAAATAGAGCGTTTTGCAAATAAAGGGCGAAGGCAAGTCATAATATCACTCCTAAATTACATGCGAATACCACCACGCATGTTTCTTGATTTAAGATTTTTAAGCCGTGGAACTGCGTGATTGCGAAAGTTCCGACGAGAAGCACCACGGGAAATTCTACTTCTTTTCATTTTTTTTACTCCTTAAATAAAGGCCAAGACAAAGGATGTTAAGAATTTTTTCCCAAAAAGCGGGAGTAGCTTTTTTCTTCCGTCGCTGCCGCAGCTGCGTGGCGAAAGCCGTTTACATCATCTTGGCCTCTTTTCTGCATGTTGACAAGATCATCCTGCATAGCCAGCGAAATAGCTTTAAGGCTTGCGCTGCCTTCACGATTATATTTGCCGGTGCGAAACATATCAATAAAATCAACAACTTCTTGAATAAACGGAATTACAGTAGACACGAGAAAAGTCAGAATAGCAGTAGTTTTGTTTGACATAATTAATCACCTCATTTAGAAAAATAGTTAGCAATACCGGAAAACAAACGATTAGCAGCACGGCCGATGGTATTCCACGGTAAGCCGTCATCAGAAAGACCAAGATTTCTATAATCGGAATTACGAGATGTTTTATAATCGTAATCAGCTTTAGCAACATTGGATAACTGAGCATTATAAGCGGCGGAACTATTAGCAGCGTTACCCTGCGCATACATCATAGCAGCTTGAGCCGGCATAACGACATTCATCATATACATTTGACTAGCTTTCTGAGCGTCGATATATTCGCCTTGCTTCTGAGCATTGGCTAAATTCTGTTTAACTAAAGCTAAATTGTCATTATAGGATGCAGCAGCCAGCTTATTGGCTACAGAAATACCATAAGTTTCAGCATCATATTTTTTCGCAGAGCTACCAGCTAAAATTGTTTGAGCAGCTAGATTTTTTATTTGTTCGTCGCTCATTTTTTCAGCAATGCCAGCTTGACGATTAGCAGCCTTTGCAGAGCTACCAGCAGCAGAAGCGGACATTCCGGCAGTAACGCCTTCACCGAGGTTATAATTTGCGGATAAGGCAGAAGCACCATTAACGGAACCGCCAATGCCTTGCGTAGCAGCAAGCATAGGATTTAAGCCAGCTTTTTGCATATCTTCCATAGCCCACTGGTAACGATGCTGGTAATTATAAATATTACGCTGATTAGCTACCGTTGAAGCATGGCGAGAAGCAGAGTTAGAAAGAGCACCACCAATGAGAGACGAAACACCACCTGCAAAAGCACCAGCAGCAGATCCAAGAAACGACATGGTAAATCACTCCTTTTTAGAAATGTCCCATCATACCGGGTATACCATACATAGGCATAGGACGGATACATTTTAAATTAAACTTGACGTCTAAAAGGAAATGAGGATAGGACGGAACAGCAACGACGCGACTAATAGGCGGATGGTCTTGAATAAACTCATCAGAAAGGGTGGGTAACGTAACAAATTTTTGCGACAAATGCCAAATATCCAACGGCTCTTTATAAGTCGAACGAAATTGACCGGTAATCAAAGACGGCTTGTAACGATATTCCGCATAACGTTCTTGATAGCCAAATACTTTTTTATCATCATCATTTCCTTGGCAATAAATCTCAATATTTTGTATAGCCTGTTCTCCTAAATGAGCAAAGGACGGCCAATAAAAATCGAGCACGTCAGAACGCAGCCACATTTTGTTAACGCCTTGCTGATAGGTTAAGTCAGCACGTACGTTAATAAGGCCGATAACGTAACCAAACTCACTAAATGATTTAGTAAAAGCATGATAACGCTGGGCATTTAAACCATAAGCAGCTAAATTACCTTGTGGCGTTGTAGAATCGGTTGAGCTTGTCTGAGTAACCGGGTTAATATTCATCATCGAGCTATGAGAGCCAAGAAATTCCGGACGCTGAAGGCGGGCATCAGGATTAGTTACACCGAAATGAGCTTGTAATTTTTCTGTGTATCTTGTACCACCTCTAGCATCAATCTCATAATAACGCTGCAACATAAACGCTTGACGGAGCGAATTAATAGTGACAGCGGAAACGCCAGACAAATCAGCATAAATATTAGGCGGAGTGGCAGCAGTAATAGAACCAGAATCTAAAGAATTGCTCAACGAAATACAACGACCAGCAGGCGAATTTGCAGCAATATAAACACCTTTATTATGCACAGTGCCAAGAGAATCAACCCATGATACATTTTCGACAGGAGTATCGGGTGAAACTCCAATACCAGCAACAGGAGCATTACCAATTAAAGGCAAATCAACAGCCGGACCTTTTTGTGGCCAAGGAAGCGCACCGGTGAAATAGTCATATCTTTTTCCACGTGGAGCGGGGTCATACCAATTAGAAACGCCGGAAGGTAAAGCATAATTAGGATTAGCAGTAGATTGTCCCATTGGTTCCAAGACGCTATTTGTTTCGCCTTTAGACACCTTAACAGATTTTTGTAGATTCTCCTCACGGAACCATTCGTTCCAAATTGTCCAGTAGCAGCGGAAAGGAAGACAGTTAACGGAGACATTATTAAATGTACCGGAAGCACAAGCAATACCCATATAATCGGGCAGCTTGTTAGTCATATCGCCGGTTAGAGAAACAGTAGGTACAAGATAATCGGTAGAGTCTTCGGGATTTTCCTGCTCACCACAAAGATTAACCCATTTATCATATACGAGCCTACTGGGAACGAAGAAAAAGAAGGACTCAATATAGATGTTATCCATGAAAGGAACTACCGGAGTAGCTAAGCGGCAGAACTCTACAGGATTTAAGGTAAAAGTATCGCCTGGAATAACTTCATCCACGAAATAAGGAATCAGCTGCCCTTCGTTAAAAGTTGTCTTATAAACATGACTTCTATCGAAAACGGAACGGCGAATATTGGCTTGCGGTATCATCGCAAAATGCGACTGATTAACACGAATATTTCGAGCCATTTTTTAAATCTCCTTAAAATTAATTAAAAACCAAAAACCACGAGAACGGGATTTTTGTTATCAAATACGAAGGTAATTAAAAATAAGTAAAAGGCCTTATTTTTGAAGCTTTTTCGTATTTTGTGTCACCTTGAACAGTTACTATCAAGTAGGTAACTGTTCAAGGTGACAAGGTTATTATTCTACATAAGTGAATATTAGCATATAACTTATTTTTGCTCTGAATTATTCTCTCCTGCTACCGGAGTGACAGGTTCTACCGGACCATCTACAATAGCTTTAGGTTTTAAGCCTAACTCCTCTAGTCTGTTTGTAACCTTAGGATCAGTAGACGTTAGAGCATCCAATAAGTTGCGAGGATCATTGCCAAATTCTGCACGAACGTTAGAAGGCAAATCTGCAAACTCTGCATTAACATTAGCAACGAGGTTGCAAGCAGTTTCATAATCGGGCAATAATGTAGTATCACCGTATTGCAGCGTAGCCGGGTCATGCGCTCCGACAGAATCAACAATGCCGGTAGTATTAAAGTTAGCGATAATATGATGAATGTCGCACTCTTCGGCAAAAGTTTGGTCAGCGAGCGAAGGCTGCGTAATTTCAACGTGCGGTTTTGGCGGCTGCTCATCGTAAAGCGTATAAAATTTAGCCATGCGTAAAAATCTCCTTTCTTAACCTAACAAGGCACGCAGGTTAGTTTTGCGTAAGGCTCAATTCTCGTCCGCGATTGTTACGAAGCAATGAGCGATTATTCCAGCTGGCGAACAGCAAAGCGCAATCATACCGGCATAGCCGGTATATAAATACAAAAAAGGCGCCTAACATTACGCTAGACACCTTAATTGCGTTGCGATATTACAACTTGCCTTGTTAGTATTATACCACAACATCGGAAAGCGGGCAAGCGTACCTTAT